CGAAAAAAACGAGCCAGCATGCTAAGGGCCAAGCGGTCGACTTCGAAATAGCAGGTGTGCCTAATATTCAGATTGCTTACTGGCTTTCTAATAACGTGGATTTTGACCAGCTAATACTCGAGTTCTACAACAAAGATGATCCAGCAGGTGGCTGGGTGCACGTAAGCTATAATGAAGCTGGTGCTAACAGAAAACAAGTTTTAACTTACGACGGAAAAAAATTTGATAACGGACTGCCCGAGATGAAATGGTCTGGCGGAAAAGTCGTATCCTAAAATTTTAGCGCGCGTCGCGCGTATATCCTACTAAATCCATGATTTCAATTCTTCACCTAAAACTTCTGACGCTATATTTATTTTTTTCCTTAGAGATTTTACGATTTTCTCGTCAACTGTTTCGTCAGCCAGGATGTCCACGTACGTTACCGACTTTTGTTGTCCGATTCTGTGTGCTCTGTCTTCTGACTGTAATCTTTTTTCGAGGTCATATCCATTAGAATAATAAATTACGGTGTTTGCAGCCGTCAAAGTAATCCCATAGCCGCCCGTAGAAGGGGTTCCAACAAGAAACCGACACTTAGGGTCGGACTGAAATTTCTTTATATTAGGTTGTCTTTCATCCTGTGGAGTTAACCCATAATAGTCGACCACGGACCCTGGACCATGGACCTTCTCAACTTCTTTAATTATGTTTGTAATATCATATTGATAATGCGCCCATATAATTGCTTTGCCTTCAATCTCTTCTAAAACATCCATTAATTCATCTATTCTATTATTTTTAATAGGTTGGGTGCTGCCATCATCCGCACTAAAATGACCACATGTAATTTGATGTAATCTCATTAATTGAGTCAATGCATTAACAGTCGTAACCCGTTTTCCATTTAGAATAGCTAATGCTTCTTTTCTCATTTGTTCATACAACTTTTTTTGGTCAGGAGTTAAATTAATTTGACGTTTCATGTAGATTTTATCAGGCAAATCTAAACAATCTTCTTTAAGCACTCTATAAGAAAATCCTTTTAATTGATTTGACAACTCTCCTAAATTTTGAAACTTGTCTACCACCTGAATAGCCCTTCCTTGAACATGAATAGTTTTCATTTGAGCATATCTGTTTCTAAATGCATAATAAGATGTAAAATCTAATAAATAGGGGTTTAAAAATTCACATTGACTATATAGATCTAAAGGATTTTTAGTTACAGGAGATCCTGTCATTATTCTTCTATATTTAGCTCTTTCTGATAGTTTAATAATATTTTTAGTTCTTTTTGCTCTGGGATTTTTAATAGTAGTAGATTCATCAATAGCCATTAACGTATTATGAGAAGCTAAAAACTTAGCTGCAAAATCTACACCTTTAGTTGTACTAAAAGCTTCTACATTCATAATTAGAATATGAAGTTCTTCTCCTGTTTTAAATAAAGTACCTAATTTACGAGATTGTTCTTTAGTTATATTTGATTGCCATAATACGGACACATTTTCTATATGTGTTGGTAAATGCGCCGGAAGTTCTTGATTATACCAGGTTCCAACGACTCCTTTAGGAGCAACAATTAATATACCATTTATTTTTCCTTTATCATAAAGCATAGCTGCATTATCAATCAGGACTTTAGTTTTACCTGTACCCATTTCCATAAAGTAGGCGTAGGTTTCCCTATTCCATGATTTTTCTAACGCAGTTAATTGGTGCGCATATGGTTTTGTCTTAAACTTATAATTCATTTTTACTTTCTAGTTGACAATATAAACATGAACATATATATTGTCAAGCAGGAAAGACAAATAATGAAATTAATTAAAGATGGAAAAAGTGAAAGTTTAAGACTTCCTACAGTTTATGTAGTTCAAGAAATAGCGGGCACTAAAGAAGGAAAGCCAAAAATAAATATTATGGGAGCTGCACAATATGGAGCTTTTAAATTTTTATTACCTGAACTTTCACAAATTATTTTTTCTCCTGGTCCTTTAATTTATAAATTAAGGCAAGCTTTAAAAGATTTTACTTCAAAAGATCATTTATTATTGACAGGGGATCCAGCAATTATTGGAGTTGCTTGTTCTATTGTTTCTGATCTTACTAGTGGTAATTATAAACTTTTAAAATGGGACAGGCAGGAAAGAAAATATTATCCTATTGAAATTAACTTATACGAGAAAGGAAAAATAGATGATTGATTTTGAAAAAGACCAACAGGAGGTCATTAAAAAAACTGACAACA